TGCAGTAGCAAGGCTTTTTTTTGTCCTTTCACTTTTTTTATATACACCCTACCTTTGCATCATTAATGAGTCGTTAGTCTTTAGTCGTTAGCCGTTAGCAAGCGACACCATTCTAACGACTAAAGACTAACCCCTAAGAAAAATGGAACCTAAATACAAAGTCAATCCCCTAACGGGCGAGTTACAAGAATACGTTTTTGAGTACAACGGCATATTAGCCTTGCGCAATTTCACGGCAAAGGTGGAAGACGAGCGTCTTATCCTCCACGCTGCCGATGATGTAAATTTCTCTATCCTCGAAGCCTTAGTAAGCGAGGTAGAAATCAACGGCGTGGTATATGATAATCCCACCGCTGCCCAAGAAGCCCTTACCCGCCTTACCTTCAATCAAAACCGACCAGTGCTCCTGGACAAATCGTTAAAGGATCTTATCCTTAATGCAGTGCAAAAGATACCAGGGAAGCAACTCACCACAGAGGACTTTACTACCGAGCTCCGCACTAAGTTGGAAGGCTTGCAGCAGGTAGATACATCGGGCTTGCTGCCTAAAGGTACTTACACGGGTAATGCATCGAGTTTGAAGGCTGATATTGATAAAAAGGTAGATAAAGTAGCGGGGAAAGGGCTATCGTCTAATGATTACACTAATGAAGAAAAGCGGAAGAATGAGGAAAATGCGCTTAAACGTGTTGCCAATATTACGGTTACCGGCGATGTAAATAAGATTATCACTATAACATTTGCCGATAGCACAGTAATGCAAGCCCCTTTTAAGGATAACGACCATATACCTTTGGCGGATGTGAATATGAACTCGCTGAACTTCAATGTTAATACGGGTGTACTAACAGGAGTAAAGAGTGACGGCAATGCGATTACAGTAACCTTAGATGGGCGTTATTCATTGATATCTCACAACCACGATGAGCGGTATGCAGCTAAAACACATACCCATAGTGAGTACGCCTACCGCACACATAGGCATAATAAGGACGATATTGACGGACTACCCAATAACCTTGCTACTGCTGAGAGTGTTAAAACAGCAATTGAGGGGATACAAATTGGGGGAAGGAATTTACTTAGAAGGAGTAATACTATAATAAGTAATAACGAATATCTATTTGCTTCTTATCAGATAACAGAAGATATAAAACCTAAAGATGTATTAACCTTGAGCATAGATAGCACTTTGGCTGAAGGATGCAAAGTACAAATCTTTGCGAAAGATGACGATGGAAATTATGGTTTTCTAACAGAAGGTGTTAATACATTTGATAGTGTAAGAGGCTACACTATTCCTAAATGGACTTATGTTAATCTCTATATGATGGGGAACAACACAAAATCTAAAACAAATACTATTCGTAAAATTAAACTGGAAAGAGGAAATATTGCTACAATGTGGTCGCCTGCTCCAGAGGATTTAATAGATGATATTACAATAGGTTGTAGGAATTTAGCGTTAAATACTAAAAATTGGGGAGAAATTAATGTTAATAGAACTTCGCCTATAAATATCACTAGAGTTAATGATATATTTCCAAATTTACAAATAGGTGTAGTTTATAAGGTTAGTTTTGATGCTAAAACTACTACTAATGGTGAAGTCCCTATACACTTTGAGTTTCACGGAGGAGGTGCAGGATTACCTGATAATGGAAATGTTACTATATCTGGCATCACCTATAAAAGATATAGTGCCTATATAAGATGGAATGATAATAAGAATTTTTATGTTTGGTTACTAAAAGTAGGTAACAATGTTACTATTAAAAATATAAAAATATATATAGGTACACAAACAGAAGATTGGACTCCTGCTCCTGAAGATGCGATACCTGTACCAAGAGCTGGAGTTGCAATAGGTTCAAATTGGACTGCTGTAGTAGAACATCAGAACAACACAATCTTTGTAGAAAATTCTTTAAGCATAGAATTAAATCAGCTACAAAATATGGGAAGTCTATCTTTCATCAAAACCTTCGATGCTGGTGCAGTAACCTTTACTTGTGCAGGAAAAAACATAATATATCCTTTTGATAATACTTTTAATGGGAAAAAAGGCTCTACTGCTGTGGTTAGCATTCATAATAATGACTGCTATATTCGTATTAGTAACATTTAATTTAATTCAATATGAAAAGCATTTTAAAAAAATTACAAGGACAAGACAAATTAAAGCATAGCAAATGGGGTAATAGTATTTTCCTGCTTACATTCGTAGCCTCACTAATATTGCTCAATGTATGGCAGGCGTTGTTATGTGCTTTCTTGGTGTTATTATCTGCGGCTATCAGTAAAGAGTTATACGACAAGTATATTAAGCGTACCTTCATCGACTGGTACGATATAGTGGCAGCCTTTATCCCTTATCCAATTGTTAAACATATACAGAAGCTATGAATGCATTACAATTCTTTGATTGGGGGGCGATTTTCAAAGAGAAACGATTATCCTATAAAACTGTTTTGACAGGTGCATATACCAATGGGGTAACTCATAGGGATTTTGGCTCATTTCAAGGGCTTGCATTTACTGTTCGGTTAGATATAATACACAAGGATAATGAGATAATTTTTAAGTTCAAAACGAACACTGGTGAAGTGGGGGGTATAAATAAATTAATAGCATATACTCCTAATAAGTTAATTCTTGGTTTTAGTGCAGATGATGTGAATACTTATAACAAGTATGTACAAAATTTTTTAAATCAAGAATTTGATATATATGTAAATGGGGAACGTTGTAGTAATGTTTCTAAACAAAAATCTACTGAAGTAATTATAAGCTTCTCAGGAAGTAAAACTGTTAGTGCTAATGAGATTTTAGAAGTGAGAATACAATTTAAATAAATAACAATCAATGGAAAAAATTTTTGTAATTCTTTGGATACTACTTGGTATCTACATTCTTGTACTCCTTATGATATTCGCCGACCTTTGGAGTGGTGTGCGCAAGGCTAAACGTTTGGGTATTGCGCGTAACTCCTACGGCTATAGGCGTACCATTAGCAAAATGGCGCAGTATTACAACTTACTTATAGCTTGTACTATTGTGGATAGTATTTATGGAATGCTTTCTTGGTTTTTAGAAACCTATTACCAAACCTCATTATGGTTATTCCCTTTTATCACATTCTTTATGGCAATAGTAATATGCCTGATAGAAATCCAATCGATACGCGAAAAAGCCGAAGACAAAGTGCGTTTAGACCGAGCGGGACAAGTCGTTCAGCAAGTATTTATCAATCGTGAGAATTTAGAGGAAGTTGCTAAAACCATCTCTAATTATATGAATGAAAAAGCTGAACAGTCCGAAACATCTGAACAATCCAAAATCCCTCAAACCTCTAATAACGAACAACAATGACAAAGAAAGAATTTATACAAACTTATAAGCCGTTTGCTTTGGAAAGTGAACGCAAAACGGGCATTTCGCATCTCTTTACCCTGGCACAAGCAGCGTTAGAAAGTGCTTGGGGCGAGCGTGGTGTTGGTAATAACTTTTTCGGTATAAAAGTACCTAAAAAATTTGTCAGCAGCACACCCAATCAGAAAAAGCAATTGCTGCTAACTACGGAGGTGCTATCCTCCCCAACACCTAACCCTCAGCAGTTCCCAAAAATTATCAGCATCAGCAAACGCACTGATGGTAAATGGCTGTATCGTGTACAGGATTGGTTTAGGAAGTACGACACGCCTGAGGAGTGTTTTACCGACCACGCGCAATTTTTCTTTATCAACAAGCGGTATGCAAAGGCGTTGGAGGTGAAAGCAGACCCTTATAAGTTCGCTGAGGAAGTAGCAAAAGTGGGCTATGCCACCGCGCCTAATTACGCCACCATTTTGAAAGATGTCATCAAAACCATAGAAAATAACAGTTAATGAAACGCATTGCCTACATATTGTTTTTTATGTTTTTCATTTCGTGCCATACCAAGAAGACAGTTGCCGAAAAGGTAAGTACACAAACCTATGAGCTCGTTACAATGGGCACAGGGCTCTCGGCTGTGCAACAGTCGCTGCTTAGTTATCAGCTTAGCACTATTAGCCCCGATACGCCCTTAGAATACACTCACGAGGTAAAGGGCAGAATCGTGGAGCGTATCACCCTTAAAGGGGGCTCGCTTAGCGTTACTGTGCAAAATAGTGCTGCTACTTATCTTACAAAAACAGCCACCCTGCAAAAGTCCGTAGCTATTACTACCTCCAAGCATAAGCACGTACAGCGCAGCCCTATCAGTCCTTGGTGGCTACTGTTATTGCTATTGGCGGTGGCAATCATATTATGGCGCAAACTAACGTCTAAAACCTAATCCCTATGCAAGACTCTTTCGTTACCTCTCAATTCGTGTTAGACCTCTCGCGTATCGCTATCTCTTATCAGGAGGAAAATCCGCGTTTTAAAGACACCTTCTTCACTCAGTATTCACTGCCATTCGAGTTTCAGATGAATGCTGATTTACGCTTGCGTATGGGCAACTACACCGCCCTGAACGCTACCAAGCTAAAAAAGAAGTACGAGGGCTATCATATAATGGACGGAAGGGTACGCAAGGGCACGCTCGAAATACTATCTGCCGAAGGCAATATAGTCTCTGCACAAATAGATTCAGGCTTCGAACAGCTGCCTAATTTCGACAAAAAACTATGCGACCTACCGCTATTGCGCCATCGTGTAGCTGACATATACCAGCACGCTAAGGAGGTATGCCAGCAAAAATACCCTGCGGTAGATTACAACTTCCCTCGCGTGGTGTATCCTAAAGACACCAGCCAAAGAGGGTGGGAACATTATATGGGTTTTATCAATCACTATTTGGGTGATGTGTTTGCGCACTACGAATATAACATTATGCACCCTATGCCTTATTTGCTGTATGTGCTCAAAACAGGCTTCGCTAATGCGGGCTATGAGCTGGCGGGCGATATTCTTACCGATGAAGATTTCAGTCAGCAGGTGTTGTACAGCAATATTCCTTACTACCTCACTACCGCCCAGCAAGAGCATACGCTTACTGCTATTGCCCCCACCTACGAGTTTGCCACAGCGGGTACGTGGCGGTTGGTATGCGATAACCAAACCATAAGCGGCGCGGCTACCTTACGCCTAAAACTTAACAATGTTATCATTCGCGAATTTAGTTTTGAAAAGAGCGATACGCTTAGCTTCACCCAGCTACTCACTATCGATAGCACGCCCCAAACCCTTAGCTTAGAGGTAGAAGGTACGCCACAGCCACAGCTATCAATGAACCTCAATATTGTAGCCCAACACAGCGAAGACGGCAACGTAATTGAGCAAATCATCAACCCTAATATAGTAGACCTCAAACGCGCTGTGCCTGATGTTACTTTTGGCGAATTGGTCAAGACGATTAAGAATTGGAAGAATTACGATATAACCATTGAGGGTAGCAAGCTGTATATGAATCGCATTAGGGTAGAAGAGCGAAGCAATGTAAAGGATTTTAGTCCTTGGGAAGTGCGCGAACCCAAAAAAACATTCCTTACTAAGCAGTCCTACCTTATCAAGTTCCCCGAAATGGACGATAAAGCCTATCAGTTGCCTGTAATACAAGTAACCGACAACAGCTACCAAGTACTGAAGGCAGACGAGGCAAACACACTTACCAATGTTACCGAAGTACAGATAGGAGGCTACTGTTTGCCTCGCGTGATGTATAAAGGGTATTATACAGCCGTAGCGCGCAAGGGGGGCGAACAAACCATTGGGCTGATATGGTATGACGGCTTGCACAACAATCAGAACGATGCAGGATTTCGCAAAGCCCTTACCCCTCCGTTAGTAGCCGAGTATTGGAAAGATTGGTACAAAATGCGCATCGCAGCAGCCCAATATACGTGGAGTTTCATTTGCAATAAAAACCAATTCCGCCACATTGCTTTGCGCGATACTATCCTCGCTTACAAGCAGCGTATGCTCATCAAGAGCCTTAATAAAACCGTGCTCGATAAAGAGCATTACCAAGTAGAAATCACCACAATTGCTATCTGATGTACACCGCTTTCACCTCTTTGAATGTCTTCAATGACGCCCGTCTCAATACCTATCTCGACACTATCTACAGTGCCATAGCCAACACTTTTGGCAAGGAGCAGTTGCCAATCATATGTGGGTCGGTAGCCAAAGTAATGCAAGGCGTGTACTCCGATAATTACCTCGCCAAAGACATCGACTTAGTGATAGAGAGTTGGCAAGTGCACCGCTATTTAGAGCAGCAATTGCCCTTGCTTTTTCCTGCCGATAGGGTAGAGGTACGCCCCGAGCGGGTAATACTCTTTACCTCGTTTATAGCCATTGAGTTTTGGCGACCTACCCTTATCAGTCCTATTGCTTATTATAAAGATATTATAAAATACTATGTCTATTAGAACCTATACCGATCAAGAATGCCACGCCGAATATGCTCCAACCTCCCAAGGAGGAGAAGAGTACGTACGTGATGTCTGTTATCCCGTTGAAAAACCTATCCTCGACTGGGTAGTATCACCTACTGCCATTCTCAAAGAATGGAACCCCTCGCAGCCTATACCCTCTACCGAATTGCTCACTGTGCAATTCCCACAAGTGCACTTGCTTACCGTTTATAAGAAGTATAAGGGCTTTCGTAACTATGCGCGTATTACTACCAATGACTTTGTAGAGCTTATCGCTCCTGACGGGCAAGAATTAGACCGCTTGCCGCTAAAAGCGCAGCTACAATTGCGTTACAACCATTTTAGCCAGCTGCCCGAAAGCGGCGATACACAGCTAAAGATAACCTTAGGCGTTATCGCTACCGAAGAGAAAGGCAGCAGTGTAACCGAAATAGACCTGCCTACCGAACGCAAAGAGGTAGTTATCACCCTGCGCCGT